TCCGACAACGGGAAAACGATCTCCTTAACCTTGTACTTCTCCTCGTAAAGAGACTCGGCCTCTTTGACGAACTCATCCCAGCCACGAATAGCCATTACTGTTTCTCCTTGAAGCGGTATTCGGCGGTTTAGGAGGGGAGGGACCCGAACCGCCAGGCGAGCCCCTCCCCGGTCAATCAGCTAGCGGCAGGGTTGAAGCCCATGTCGTCCAGCAGGGCAGCGGTACCGGGTCCGCCGATGAACTCGCGCAGCGAGTAACCAAGCTCGTCATCCTTGTAGGCGGTGAGGGTCAGCTCGTAGCGGATCTCCTCGCCGTCGGTCCAAGACTGCTCGGCGTACTCGGTGACGGAGGCGTTCGGCAGGAACCGGCCGAAGTAGACCTTGTTGTCACCCGAACCGTCCTCGCCCACGGCGAGGATGCGGTAGTGCTTGGTGCTCGGGGTGGTCGAGCGGGAGAACTGAACCTCGCCGTTCGGCAGGACCTCGAACGCTTCGTCCTCGATGTTGTTGAACATCTTGAGAACCTGCGCCTTGGTCTCCTGCGCGATGACGACCAGGCCGGAGACGTCCGACGTGATGTCACGCCGGGTCGGCTCCTGCGAACCGTGCGAGGTGGTGTCGCTGTTCTCGACCTCGCGGGACCAGTTAAGGCCCTCTTCCTTGGTGTGCAGGCCGAGCGGGATGTAGCTCGTGGGAAGCGGCAGCAGCTCGCCGTTCTCGTCGGTGAGAGTCGTGATCGGCTCGGCGTCAGCCGGAGCCGCAAACACAACGGCGTCAAGCGCTTTGCGGATCAGCTTCCGGTTACGTCCGCCGATGCTGTCAACAGACATGTATTTCTCCTATGGATTCCGGCGCATGTCGAGCCGGTAGTTAGCGATAAAGCGGGTGATGTTCGGATCGCCGTAGGAAGCGGGGTAAGGGTGGGTCTCCACCGACGCGCGATCGACGCAGGCAACGCCGTTGTCCTCACCGACAGCGGCTAGAATCCGCTGCTCGCAACGCTTTGCGGAATCCCGCGCTGCGTTGTAGTCGTTGATCGAGAACGTCTGAACCTCGATGCGATAGCGAGCGGTGAACAGATCGGCGCTACCGCCAGGCAAGGCGGTAATCAGGATGAAAGGCTCGGTGATGTCGTCAGGGCGGAAAAGACGACACTCGCCCTCAGGGGCGAGGATCGCCATTACCGTGTCCTCAACATCGGGCCACGGATCAAGTAGCACGCATCACCGCCAGCATCTGACTGAACGGTTTCGGCGGGTTCTTGATCCGGGCGTTGCCGAGTTCCATCGGAGCGGCCGACGGGTCATCAACGACGATGTGCGCGGCAATGCGCAGCTCATCGAGCGCCATCTCCGTACGCACGGATACGGACTCGCGAGATTGCCCAGTAGCTACCGGGTAGATCTCCTCGAGAATCCGGGCGCCTTTACGGCCGGCCGAGTTGGTCGCCTTGTAGGCAGGCTTACCCTTGAGCATCCTCGCGATACCTGTTCGGTTGCGCGAGTACTTAGCCATTGACCCTCTTGAGGTTGACGACTACACCAGGTGCCCAGCTCGAGAGCGGCGAGTGCCACCGTGCGACGGAGCCGTCTACCTCGTAGTCGTCTCCGTTCGCCAGCACCACGACATCCCGAGCGGTGACGTCCGCGCCGTACGGCCCGTAGAGCGTCAGACCGTCGGTGACGGTCTCGCCTCGAACGTTGTTTTCGTCGGAGGCGACGCCCCAGCCGGACGATCCGCCGGCGGCAGCGATGCCACAGTCGGGGATCGTGTGCTCCGATACGAGCGTGCGGTTTCCCTTGGCATCACGTGAGTAACGCCGGACTGTCACTGTCTCGCCGAAACGCATCCTCATGATTCGCGGAACTCCCAGGGAACTTGTAACGGGAAATATCCGCCCTGGTCCTCACGTACCCAGATCGCATCTAAGCCCGCCGGAAAATCCGCGCGGGTCGTAGACACCACCTGCAATCCGCCGCGGTTACCGAGCTGGTAGCGCTGGCAGATCTCTAATTCGGCTTCTGTGAGGTAGCAGGACGCACCCTCGTTCGAGAGCGTCCGCGTCTGCGAGAACGGCCCTGCGGCCTGCGTGTCGGACCGGGCACCGTCGGGATTGAGGTAATCCCGACGAGCCACGGCCAAGACAACACGGACGATCGCGTCGGGGACGTCGAGGTTGCCGTATCGATCGACAAACTCGCGACCGCACTCGTCACGAACAAGAGCAGAGGCATCCTCGAGGGCAGCCTCGGCCCGCGGCACTTCCTCGGGAGGAACGCCGTTACGGATGCGCGCCGCGAGCTGGTCCAGCTCTGCAAGCGCGGGCAGCATCAGGAACCGAGCGACAGCTTGACGGCCCGCAGCAGCGCCGTGTTCGGGGCACCGTGGGTGTCGGTCGGGTCGATCACCGTGTTGGTGCCGACGTAGACGTCCACGAGCGAGCGGTCCTGCACACGCTCGAAGTCGTAGTCTCGAATCCAGCGCAGGCCCAGGCCATTGCTCGACTGGGTAGCGCCGTAACCGGCGCTCGTCGGGACGGCCGGCGGGACCATGTTCAGCACGAACGCCTGACGGTGGAACACGACGCCGAAGTCCTCGGGCAGCGCGTTGCTGGTGTAGATGGTCGTACCGGCGATGCGGCCAACCTGAGCGTCACGCAGAGCCGAGTCAGAGCCGGACGCGTCGACCCGCTGGAGCTGCTCGCTCAGCAGGAGCGCGGCCTCGATGCCCGAACCCACGACCGCGACGCGGCCCGAGACGGGGACGTCCTCGTCGTTCAGGTGCTTACGCGCGTGGACGAACGAGTTCGCCGGCTTCGCCTCGTCAACGGTGACCGTGTGCTTGTACGGGGCCTCCGTCATCAGGCTGGCAACCTCGTTCTCGACGCCCTCGACCACAGCGCGAACCTGCGGGGCGAGGATGTCCTGACCGAAGGTCTCGATGTCCAGCGTCATCTCTTCATCGGTGATGCGGACCGGGTTGTAGATGCGCTTGTCGAGCGTGACGTCAACGGAAAGCTGCGTCAGGTCTGCGTACTCGAGCAGGTCCGACGAACGGTCAGGGCGGAGCGCCATCTCCTTGGCGGAGGTGCGAGCCGGGACCTTGAGAGTGATCGTGTCGCCCGCGGCGCCCTTGAACGAGCCGCCAGCGTTGCGCCACACCAGACCGGGGAGGACGATCTCACGCTGGAGCAGACCGAGAGCCGTAGCGGCGATCTTCTCGGCCTTGAGGAATGTGTGAGCCATGTTGTTCTATGTCTCCTGAGTTATTTCAGTAACGGGGAATCCTGGAAACAATCGCGTTGGGGTCGAATGAGTCCGGCTCGTCGTCGGGATTGCCTCCACCGCGCAGCCGTTCAGCCGGCTTACGCTGCGGGGCTTTCTGCGGGGTCAGCAGCTCGAAAAGCTCGTCGAGATCAGCGGCGAGCGACTCCTCATCGTCACCGTTCGCACGCTTCGCGATCGCGATAATCTGCTTCGGGTCCATGCCGGCGGGGGCGCGATCAAAAGCGGCGTTGAGCTTGAGAAGCTCCGTCTCCGCCTTGGTAGCGCGTTCCTTGAAGCTGCCGGACTCCTCCTGCAAGCGCTGGAGTTCGGACTTGCTGCCTTCCTCGAGTTCGCGAGCCTTCTCGGCGAGCGGCTCCAATTCCTTGAGTCGCTTACGCAGCGACTCCGCTTCGCGGTTCTTCTTGCTCAGCGTGGCCTTAAAGCGCTCGGGATCGAACTCGACGTCTGCGCCTGCGTCCTGCTCATCCTCCGGGGACGTAACGGGCTCCTGGACAGACTCGTCCTGCTCGCGGATTTCTTCCATGGTGAAATAGCCTCCGGGGCTGGATTAGGGGCTAACGCTTAGAACCCGCCGTTAGCGGTGCGGGAGAATTACGACGAGGTAGGCTCGTCGGTATCGGCGCTCTTTGTTTCCTTTTGGAACTGGCGGTACGCCCTTCGCCATGCTTTGAGTTTGTCTTCGCCGGTGTAACTCGCTGTGGAGTCGTGGTAGAGCTTGTCCCACTTCTCGGCGTTGGCGGGTAACTCGAAGTTGTCCCCAAAGACTGGCATAACGGTGCATCCGCAATGGTCGTGGAACTTGAACGACCCGTCTCCGATAAAGCGCGTGTTAGCTCTCGCCCCCGCGGTTTCCTCGGAGGTGTAGAGCCCTGCGCCTGTCTCTTTGCGGAGTACCGCGAAGCCGCGAGTCGCGAGCATGGCGCAGAACGCACACGGGTCTCCGTCGGTTACGCGGATCCACCCGCGAGCTTTCTTGTCGGCTCGCACTGCTTGGTTGGTCAGCGATCGGGAGCCGTCGAGGATGTGCCGAGTCGCTGCACCCATGACCGCAGACTGTGCGGCGCGTAGGGCCTGCTGTTCAGTCGCTCCCTCGGTGAGCTTCCGCCTGTAGACGCCGGGGCCGGTGACCAAGAGCGAAACTCGAAGCTGCTCGATGTTGGGTTCGGTACGGATGTCGTCGAGTACGGGGACGTCGGTGGAACCTGTAGCCGCGTACGAGACCCGCCGGTAGTAGTCGTATCCCGCGGCGAGTGATTCGTCTCGCCCGCTGAGGATCGTCTGTAGCGACAGGTCCAGCCAATCGGCCGGGGTGATCGTGCGATCCTCCGGCCTGAACGCTGCTTGTAGCGATGCGGTAATCGGCAGCAGCAGCCGAAGCACGCGAGAAACGATGTCGAGCTGCTGCTTACGGTGCCGTTCGGTCACACCGAGGGGTGTGCTCACTCCTCGTCCCCGGCAGGCTTCGCCTGCCTGTCAAGCTGCCCGGCGAGCTGCGCCAGCGGGTCGGCTGCGAGAGCTTCCGCCTGGCGCTGCTTGTTCAGCTCGATCCACTCGGCTACGTCGTCCTGGTCGACGTCGGGAATACGCAACCAGAGCGCCTCTTGCGGCACACCGAGCATCTCGGCAGCCTTGCCGAGCGCATCGACCGCTTGCGAGAGTGAGCGGACCTCCATGTCCTGCCAGTGCACACGGCCGGTCTCGTCGTACGCGTCCTCCGGGTAACCCGACTGGAGCGCGGCGAGCTGGAGGAGCTGCTTGTGTTGCTCTCCGAACGACGAACGCCATTCGAACGCAGTCCGCGTAAGGCCGGCGCGAGCCATGGCGATGGCGTCCGCGGAAAGGTTGGCCATCTTGCCGAACTCGGACGTGGGGGTCTGCGAGATCGCCGCGAGCGTGTCGAACTCGGTCTCGTGCGCCTGAATCAGACCCTCGAGCGAGGTTTCCGGCAGGCTGCCGAACTTCGTATCGGCATC